TTAGTACGGCTTGTGTCAAATCATTGTTTTGCGTGTGCATAACATGGTTCCTATGCGGTGAGATTAAAGCGAACGAACGCGCCTACCGTCACCGCTGCCGGTAAGCGCTCGCCAAGTTTCAAAGATGTTAAAAAGCGGGTCGGTCCGGGTTCCGGTTGCCTGCCATTCAGGGAGTCCACCCTTAGGCGTTCGCCTAACCATCAAGCCGGGTGCTACTAATAGACCATGTAGCACCGTAGAATCTAAGCGATCCCGTAGGGGAATACAACCTTGACAAACTTGGAAAGGGTTGATCTAGATATACTCCACCCACACCCACACGCCAGCCATAAAATCCCTAACCATTCTCGAACCATTACTATATAAGGATTCATAGATATACGCCTGTGTCAAGCCCAGCCAAATGCGAATGGGAATGCGAATCATTCTCATCTGGCGACTTCCGGGCCGTGCCGGGGCGCCCCACCCCCTTTTAAATTAAAACAAATTTGGAATATCCTCTCCACTCACCATCGGGGGATATTTAAGACCCTCAAAATCGGGGGTGTATGGAAAAAAGACCCTACCCTATGGCTAGGTACTACTTTTTGGAGATCGTTCAATACAGGCCATTACAGAGCGTCTGAGAGCATATTATGAGAACAGAGAAGCAAGACAAATTCATCGAAAATTACTGCCTTACTGGAAATGCCGCTAAAGCGGCTGAAATGGCTGGTTATTCTAAAAAAACCAGTAAACAAATGGGGTATTCCCTAAAGAACCAGTTCCAGAGTGAGATTGATGAGAAGATGATGCGTATGATCCAAGACAGTGTACCCGGAGCATTATCACAAGTGAACAACCTTGCCACCACTGCTGCTTCTGAGGGGGTTAGGTTGAATGCCTGTAAGGATATTTTAGACAGGGCTGGGTATAAACCTGTAGAAAAACAGGAAATCTCCCATGTAGAGACTGCCTCTGTTGAGGAATTAGAGAAAGAATTAGAGGCTCTTGTCGGAAAACTAAACTAATGCCCAATAAAACAATGAAACTCCCCGGTCATGACTACATGACTCATTACCTAAGTCCTTGGGGGTTTTTAGGTATTCCTTACGAAGATTGGCGTAAACATGTAATAAAAAGTATGGGAATGAACGTCCCTTGGGATGCTGGTAGTGACTTAAGAAGGCGTATACAGGAAGAAAAAACCCAAGATTTAATTGATATTATGGGGGGTAAATTAACCCCTTGGCAAAAGGCTAGGCTTATAATGGGGGGTGCTGTACACCAAGGGCTTCAGGGTGCTGATAACATAAAACAGCAAGGGCTCCTAGAAATGCTGACCTCTTGGCCCAACGCTGTAGATTATGGTGCAAACTTGTCCACTATTTGGGATGCCCCTGCAAATAACGTATTCTCAAGGAAAAAGAAGAAGAAGCCATAATGCCTATCCAAAGATGCACAACGAAAAAGGGTAAAAAGGGCTACAAATGGGGTAAATCAGGTAAGTGTTACTCCAGTAAAGCATCAGCACAAAAACAAGCAAGGGCGGCATATGCCAGCGGTTACAAAGGCAGAAATAGAAAAAGCGGTTGAAATAGCGAGGGAACTAAGGCAGAGAGAGCGTTTTAATAAAATTGACGCTTATGACCCTTATCCCTACCAACTAGACTTCCATAAAACAGGGGGAGATAGTAACCAACGCTTATTAATGGCCGCTAACCGCATAGGAAAGTCTTATTGTGGTGCTGCTGAGATGAGTTACCATTTAACAGGGATATACCCTGATTGGTGGGAGGGAAGAAGATTCAGACAGCCTATTACAGCATGGGCTGGCGGAGTATCTAACGAAACCACTAGAGATATTGTACAAGCAGAGTTATTGGGTTCCCCAGACGACCCCGAAGCCTTCGGTTCAGGTGCAATACCTAAAAAATCAATAATTAAGACCGAAAGGAAGCCCGGAGTCCCTAATGCAAAGTCAGTTGCGCTGATAAAACACGTTAGCGGCGGGAACTCTTCTTTACACTTCAAAGCCTATGAGATGGGCGTAGACAAGTGGCAGGGTAGATCAGTAGACTGTGTATGGCTAGATGAGGAACCGTCCAGAGAACTCTACTCACAGGCTGTCACACGAACTTTGGATAGAGGGGGGATGGTTTACATGACCTTCACCCCTGAAAACGGCATGACTGAGACAGTTGCCGCTTTTATGAACAATATCCAAAAGAGGCAGTCTTTGACAAACGCTACTTGGGATGATGCTTCTGAGAATGTAAAATCCATGAAGGGAGAGGATGGGCATCTTTCTGAATCAGTCATGGAACAGATTCTCTCCGCATATTCCCCACATGAAAGGGAAATGCGTAGGTACGGAAGACCTTCAATTGGTTCAGGATTGGTTTTTCCTGTAAACGAGGAAAGCCTGACAATATCTCCTATCCAGATAGAGGATCATTGGCCCCGTATAGCCGCTATAGACTTTGGGTGGGATCACCCTACCGCTGTAGTCTGGTGTGCCATAGATAATGAAACAGACACTTTCTACGTCTATGACTGTTACAGGGCTTCAAAAGCAAGCCCCTCTGTGCACGCAGAAGTAATAAGGCAACGGCCCCTATTTATCCCAATAGCCTACCCGCATGACGGAAATCGCAGGGATAGCATGGGTAATCCGGGCCTAGCCGAACAATACAGGAACCTTGGCTGCAACTTCAGGATGGAGCATTTTAGCAACCCACCCGCTTTAGGCGAGAAAAAAGGGTCTAACTCTATTGAGGAAGGCCTTATGGCTATGCTCCAATCTATGGAGGCTGGAAAGTTTAAAGTATTTTCTACCCTTGGCGACTGGTTTGAAGAATTTAGAATGTTCCATAGGAAGGAGGGTAAGATAGTACCCATAAGGGATGACTTAATGGCTGCTACAAGATACGCCTTCCAATCGCAAAGATTCGCTATAGCAGGGGCTGACCCAACTTGGACTAACGAAATAACATACAGGAATTACGGAATTGTCTGATAAAGAACGAGAACTAATATCCAGAATAAAGGGGGAAGTAACTAATTCCCTTGGTTATGATGGAGAAATTGCCGCCCAAAGAGAGAAAGCGCAAGAATATTACTATGCTTTGCCTTTTGGTAATGAAGTAGATGGCCGTAGTCAGTACGTTGATTCCACGGTTCAGGACACAGTTGAGTGGATAAAGCCCACTCTTATGCGTATATTCGGCTCTGGCGACGAAATGGTTACTTTTTCACCTTTTGGGCTAGAAGACGTAGAATCCGCCAAACAAGCCACTGATTACGTCAATTACGTCTTTACAAAAGACAATCCCGGCTGGGAAGTGCTTTATTCTTGGTTCCACGACGCCCTTTTACAGAAAAACGGTATTGTAAAAGTATGGTGGGACGAATACGAAGAACCTCAACGAGAAGAATACTCTAGACTTACGGAAGAAGAATTAAACATTCTTATCTCCCCCGGAGAAGTGGAAGTAGTAGAGCATAGCGTAGATGAGTATGGCGTGCACGATGTTGTCATATTGAGGACAAAATACGGCGGTAGGGTTAGGATTGAGAACGTACCGCCAGATGAGTTTCTTATCGCAAGAGAATCCAAAAGCATCCAAGACTCTAGATTTGTGTGCCACAGAGTAAAAAAGACTTTATCTGAACTAAGGGTAATGTACCCAGATAAAGACTTTGATGCCGAGGATTTAGGCGCTGATTATGACGAACAATACTATAACGGTGAAAGACTCGCTAGATACGCCTTTGAAAATTCGTCAATCATTGCTGATAGGTGGGGCGGAAACGAAGAAGAGGCTTTGAGGGAATACTGGTTGTATGAATCATTCCTAAGAACGGATTACGATGATGACGGTATTGCTGAACTAAGAAAGGTATGTTCCGTGGGTGATTATGTATTCTCTAATGACGAAATTGACAACATCCCATTTGTCTCCATTACACCTATAAAAATACCTCACAAATTCTTTGGACTGTCAGTTGCAGACCTTGTAATGGACTTGCAGTTAATCAAGAGTACGCTGATGCGTAACCTCATGGACAACGCCTATAACCAGAACTATGGTAGGTATGCAGTCCTTGAAGGCCAAGCGAATTTAGATGACCTCCTAACCCAGCGTCCGGGCGGTGTAGTAAGAGTTAAATCTCCCAATGCGGTTATGCCCTTGGCTACCCCTCCATTACAGCCAGAATCCTTCCAGATGCTTGCCTATCTGGATGAGGTTAGAGAGTCTAGATCAGGTGTCAATAAAAACACTCAAGGAGTCAATCCCGATGCTCTAACATCACACACCACGGCTACCGCCGTTAATGCTGTGATGACGAATGCTCAGTCTAGAGTAGAACTTATTGCAAGGCAATTTGCCGAAACCGGAGTAAAAGAACTTATGCTCCGCATTTACGAACTTCTCCTTAAAAACCAAGACAAGGAGCGAGTGGTAAAACTGCGTAATGAGTGGGTTCCTGTTCGCCCAGATATGTGGAACGACAGAATGGATTGTACAGTATCTGTGGCCCTTGGAAACGGATCAAAGGATCAGCAGATGGCTCATCTATCTCAGATGATTCAGTTTGCCGCACAAGCCATGCAAGGTGGACTACCAATAGTAACCCCTCAG